TGCATTTTGGGTACGTAAGTTCCCAGTTAATCAGGTTGCCTATAGCAAGAGCACGGCTAGCGCAGTCGCGGCAAGACTTCAGCCCGCAGGAATCCCGATGTACGAGATTGGAGGGCAGGAGTATCAGCAATCATGCGATGAGTTCGTCTCGGCCGTGACATCGATGAGGCTTCAGCACTCAGATCAGGAAGAACTCAGTAAACAAGTCTTAAGCGCCGTAAAACTTACTCGCGGAGATGGTGGTTGGGTCATGGGTCGCAAGGCTTCTGGGATTGTGTGCGGAGCGGTAGCGGCTGCAATGGTTACTCACTTTGCAACACGCGGAGAATCAGAAGTAGACATTCAGATAGGATAATGTCTGGACAATAGCGTATAATATGTCCAATGGGAATTCGGGACATCTTCACATCAAAGCCAGCGGTAGAGATTACCGTAGATGCGGCTTCTACTCCAGCGCCATTTAATAACACGGCGTCATTTAACCCTTTTGTATTTACTCAATCGGTAGCAAGTCGCCAACAAGCGATGGCAGTTCCTACGATTGCCCGTGCTCGTAATATTATCTGCACTACTCTTGCAGGATTACCTCTAGAGCAGTACTCAAAACTTAACGGCGGGCATCAACCAACCCCAGCCGTAATCAATCAGCCAGACCCACGCGTTCCCGGCTCTGCCATTTATGCATGGCTAGCAGAAGATTTACTATTTCACGGAATCGGCTACGGTCAGGTTCTTGAACAGTACGGAGATACAGGACGCGTTCGTTCATGGACTCGCGTAGCACCTGATCGCGTAACTCCTAAACTTAATCATCTTCAGACAGAGATTGTCGGCTATCAAGTCGATGGTTCAGTCGTTCCTAATCAAGGCGTAGGATCGCTAGTCGTATTCTATGGAATGGACGAAGGACTTCTCAATCGCGCAGGTCGTACAATTCGTGCGGCTCATGCATTGGAACAAGCGGCAGAAACTTTCGCTAAAGAGCCAGTACCGTTACAGGTTCTTAAGTCTAACGGAACCAATCTACCGGCAGAACGTATTTCAAAACTTCTAGAATCATGGCGTAACGCTCGACTTACCAAGTCTACGGCGTTCCTTAATGCCGATGTAGAATTGCAAGCGTTGGGCATCGATCCAGCAAAACTCCAACTCAATGAGGCTCGCCAGTATGTTGCTCTGGAATTGGCTCGCGCTTGCAACCTTCCCGCATACTTCGTAAGCGCTGAAATGACGAGCATGACCTACTCGAACGCCGTTTCGGAAAGGCGTTCTCTTATCGACTTCTCCATGAAGCCAATCCTCACGAGCATTGAGCAACGCCTTAGCATGCCAGATTTTATTTCTTCAACCTCAACAATCCGTTTTTCTTTAGACGAATTCCTTCGCACAGATGCGCTCCAACGTGCTCAAGTTTACGAAATTCTTAACCGTATCGGTGCTATGAGTGTCGAGCAGATTCAAGAAGAAGAAGATTTAATTCATAACGAAGGAGAGAACGCATGAAGATAACTATGCCAGTAGCAATTACGGCAGCGGATGCAGAGTCACGCATCATCGCTGGACGTATTGTGTCTTGGAATGCTGAAGGCAATACTTCAGCCGGTCGCACGATGTTCGAGAAGGATTCGATCAAGATGTCCAAGAACACGAAACTAGTTCTTCAGCATGACGTTACAAGACCGCTCGGAAAACTCGTAAGTTTTGAGCAAGATGAACAAGGCATCATTGCAGAATTTAAGATCGCTAAAACCACCGCTGGTAATGACGCCCTCGAAGAGGCTGCAACAGGACTTCGTTCTGATTTCAGCGTAGGGGTCGATGTCGAAGAGTGGAATAACAAAGACGGCGTAATGGCAATTAGCGCAAGTAACTTAATCGAGGTTAGCCTCGTCACAGATGGCGCCATCCCCGGCGCTGAGGTCGCAAAAGTAGCGGCCGTAGACAATGAAGTTTCTGAGCCAACTCAGGAAGAAATACCATCAACCACAGAAGGAGAACAAGTGTCAGACACTACCGTTCCAGAAGTCGCATCTGCCGCAGAAACGGTAGAGGCTGCAAGAGTCGAAGTTAAGGCTGCAACTGCACCTTATATCTCGACTACAGTTCGTAACCCTATCGTTGATAAGGCTTCTTATCTCGAGCACTCAGTCCGCGCTTCACTTGGTAACGAAACATCTAAGATGTACGTTGCAGCAGCAGCAGACACAACCGACAACGCAGGACTTATTCCTACACGTCAATTAACAGAAGTTATCAACGGCATCTCAAACGCAGATCGTCCATTTATTGACTCAATTTCAACAGGCGCACTACCAGACGCAGGAATGTCTTTTGAAATTCCTAAAGTTACAGTAGCACCAACAGTCGCAGTCGCTTCAGAAGGTGGCGCACCATCAGAAACAGATATGAACTCAGCGTTCGTTTCAGTTTCAGTTCAGAAGTTTATTGGTCGTCAGACCTTCAGTCTAGAATTGCTTGATCGCAGTTCTCCAGCGTTTTTCGCAGAACTCGTACGTCAAATGGAGTTTGCATACGCAAAGGCAACAGACACCGCAGTCGGAACTGCTTTAATTAACGGTGGAACAGACGGCGGAAACCGTGCAGCACTTACAACTGGCGCTCTAGTATCTGATTTCGTATCAGATGCAGCAGTATCAATCTACAAGGGCACACTCGGATTTGCTGAGAACATCGTAGTATCTCCAGAACAATGGGGCGCACTTATGGGCTTGGTCGATTCTTCAAACCGTCCAATCTTCCAGCAAACAATTAACCCACAGAACGCCGGCGGAACTTTGACGGCTACTGCAGTTCGCGGAAACCTACTCGGACTAAACCTTCGCGTATCACGCGCACTCACAGATGGATCAGGACTCGGCGATAATACACTTATCGTCGTAAACCCAGATGCATACACATGGTACGAGTCACCACGCCTATCACTTCAGACAAACCTTATCTCAACAGGTCAGGTAGAGGTCGGGTACTACGGCTATGGCGCAATCGCTACAAAGATTGGCGCTGGATCTTACCGTTACATGGTTGCATAACCAAAACTAATCATGGGGGGGCGGTTGCTCCCGATCGCTCCCCCAGTCGTTTACTAGAGAGGATGTAGAGATGCCGTCAATCGTTACGGTTGCTGAACTGAGGTCAATCCTTGGCGTTTCTACATCCCTTTATAACGACGCTTATTTAGCAGATGTAATTGATACGGCTGAGTCCGTAATTCTGCCTATGCTAGTCAAGTATTCAAGCCCTATCGATGTAGTAGCGTTGCAAGACAATATCGCTACATATTATGTCTTGGGCGATAATAATTTTTCAGCAGGTCAGAGCGTAGTTATTACTGGCGTGGGCTCCCCGTTTAACGGAACTTTTACCATTCTAGAATCTAGTAACATCGATTACGATTCTTTCATTCTTCGCTCTAACTCACGCATATTTCTCGACGGTTCTTACCGCGAGTTCAACGGATTTTTTACAGTATCTATAAATAACGCAGACATCACCGAGCGCAAAGTTATACCTTCAGGATTGGCTACTCTTTCAGGCGCTGCCACTTATGTAGGCAACAGCGCAGTAGAATCAGCAGTTCTCGCAGTATCGGTAGAGGTATTTCAATCTCGCATCGCCCCCGGCGGTCAGATCGAGGGCGTAGACTTTACTCAAGTGAGCCCATATCGTTTAGGCCGCAGTCTTTTTAACAGAGTGTCAGGGCTCCTAGGGGCGTTTATAGACACCGATTCTATGGTGCAATAATGCCAGCATCAACCATTCTTGACACAGTACGCCAGCCTCTAGCGACGGCCTTTGCTAACGTTGCTGGTAATGTGTACGCGTACGTTCCAGAGGCTCCTATGGTTCCTTTCGTAGTGACCGTCCCAGATTCACCTTATCTAGAATTAGAAACAATTAATAAGAGCACACTCCACACAAAAATTAATCTCGTGATCTCGGTTGCCGTTGCTTATAACTCCAACCCAGCATCGCTCGACAATCTCGAGCAACTAGTAATGAGCGTTCTGAAAGTAATCCCAGTCGGGTACACAATCGGGGCGGTTGAAAAACCTACGGTAACTCAAGTCGGGCCATCTAATTGCTTGGTCGCAGATATCAGAGTTTCTACCTACTACACACAAACAACATAAAGGATAAATAATGGCAACCACAGTAATAACAGGTCGCGATATTTCTCTATCTTTCACAGGTGGAACAGATATCGAAGCACAAGCAACAAGCGCAGTACTTACAAAGACCAACGTTCGCGAGACATATCAGACACTCGATGGCGAGGCTTACAAGACCACAAACATCGAAGGTACTTTCGCGCTATCTATGCTCGCAGACTGGGGCAAGGCTAACTCAGTATGTGAGGCACTTTGGGCAGCAGCCGAATCAGCGCCAGACACAGATATTACCGTTAGCCTTACAGCGGCGACAGGTGCGGTATTTTCATTCCCAATCATGCCAGAATTTCCTACAGCAGGAGGCTCTGGAACAGATGCTCAGACAGTAGACTTTACTTTCAAAGTATCAAAGGGCGCAGTTACAGAAACATTCAGTTAATCAACAGAACGGGAGCAAAAAATGCAACAGAACATAACAATTAAATATAACGACGGAACAGAAACCACTTACCAAGTTCGCCCGCCAGATTACGCCAAATGGGAACTAACCACCAAAAAGGTTATATCTCAGTTCGGCGGAATGTGGGACATCCTTTACGTGGCTCATAGCGCTATGAAAAGAGATGCCGGGGGCAAAACAGTTAAGCCTTTGGATGTATGGATGGAATCGATCGCAGACGTTGAAGTCGGTGACGAAAACCCAAAAGTCATTCAAGGGGAAGCGTAAGCCGACTCTTAATAGAATTGGCAATCGCTACTCAGATCCCTATGGATCATTGGCGAACGGCTGAGGATATCTTGACCGCTATTGAAATATTAGAGGAGCGTAATCGTGGCAACTGATCCAGTAGCACTAGATCAAGCGCAACTACGCCAAGTATTTAAGGCGCTTAAAGGTATGACGGATGAGGCAAAAGATGAAGCGAAACGCCAGTCGGGAGCGCTGGCGGAATTCGCTCGATCAGAGATTATCCAGACGGCTAACTCTCGGCCAAGCCGAGCAGTAGCAGGACGTATCGCTAGTGGAGCCCGTGTCAAGAAGTCATCTAAGATCGGTGAAATTACTTATGGGTTCGCATCTCAAAAGTTTTCAGGCGGAGCAAGCACCAAGGACATCTGGGGCGGTTCTGAGTTTGGTTCCAACAAGTTTAAACAGTTCCCCGTCTGGTCAGGTCGCGAAGGTCGCGGCTCTAAGGGCTGGTTTATTTATCCAACGTTACGCAGGATTCAACCTGAGATAGTCGCTAAATGGACTACCGCATTTGATAAGATTCTAAAGGAGTGGACATAATGGCCTCAACATCCAGAGCCTTAACACTTAAACTCCTTGCAGACGTTGATAGTTTTACTAAGAATCTTAATAAGGCAGATAACGACGTCAAAGGTTTTGGCGATAAAGTCGGAGCATTCGGTAAAAAGGCTGCCTTGGCATTTGCAGCCGCAGGAGCAGCCGCAGCCGCTTACGCAGGTAAATTACTGGTCGATGGAGTAAAGGCCGCGATCGAGGACGAAGCCGCTCAAGCCAAGTTAGCAAAAACCTTAAGTAACGTCACGGGCGCTACAGATAAACAGATCGCAGCCGTCGAATCGCAGATACTTAAAACTTCCCTTTTAACTGGCGTAACGGACGATGAGTTACGTCCAAGTTTTGAAAGACTCTTACGCGCTACAGGCGACGCAGATAAGGCACTTCAATTACAGGCTACCGCGCTTGATGTCGCGGCTGGTAGTGGCAAGTCGCTGGAAGCCGTCACGAACGCAATGGCTAAAGCCCAAGAGGGCAATACCGCGTCATTGGTAAAACTGGGCGTAGGTCTAACAGCCGCAGAACTCAAGACGATGTCGATGGAAGAGATCACGGCAAAACTTGCTGAAACCTTTGGCGGTCAGGCATCCGAGCAGGCCGATACATTTCAGGGCAAAATGGCGCGTCTTAATGTCGCATTCGATGAGGCTAAAGAAACCGTCGGAGCATTTGTATTAGATGCCATTACGCCGATGGTTACGAATTTTGTAGACAAAGTTATACCGGCGGTTCAGAAGTTAGCAGAAGAACTAGGGCCGAAATTGACGCCAGTATTTACAGCACTTCAAGATTATATTCGCGATTTTGTAATTCCTACATTTAAGAGCATGTGGTCTTTTATTACCGAGTTCATTATTCCAGCGATCTCAGCCGTTTTGACACCCGTAATCGATGGCTTGAGATCAGCCTTTGAAAAGGTAACCACCAAACTTGCCGAAAACGAAGAAAAGTTAAAACCCCTACAGGCATTATTTAAAACGGTGGCCGCCTTCGTACGCGATTATTTAGCGCCAGTAATAGGCACACAGTTAAAATTTGCGTTTGATGCCTTGGGTACAGCCCTCAGTATTATCATTGATAATTTTGCAACCCTCGTCGATACAGTCAATAGTGCCTATAACGCCATTAAAAGACTGGTTAAATTTATTGACGAAAACCCATTGGCATTAGGCTCTACGGGCGTGGCTGGTTTTGGCTTGCAAAAGTTATTTGGTGGAGGCAAGGCTCTAGGTGGCCCAGTTAATGCTGGTACGACCTATCTTGTAGGCGAGCGTGGGCCTGAACTGTTTATGCCTAACAAAAGCGGCATGATTATCCCTAACAATCGTCTAAACGACGTCGGCGGAGGCGCTGGTGGCACGGTTATTAACCTAACGGTAAACGGCGCAATCGATAGCGAATCGACTGCAAGGCAGATCGTAACAATCCTTAACAACTCTTCCGCTAGAGGCACACTAGGCGCAGGGCAACTAGTCTTCCCATGACATTATATACACCTAGTTACAAGGTATTCATAGGGGGCGTAGAACTTACAGACGTCACTATTGCAGACCTAATTATCACTTCTGGGCGTACCGATATTTATCAGCAACCCGTCGCCGGTTATTGCCAGTTACAACTTCTAAACCTTGATAATTCAGGATATGACTTTACTATTGGATCAAGCGTTACCGTAGAAGTAACAGATTCTATAGGCGCTTATATTCCTATTTTCGGTGGGTTAATATCAGACTTTTCAATTACAGTTAATAGAGCAGGTGATCTAGGCTATACAACCGTTGCCAGGATTACCGCGCTTGGAGCCTTATCTAAATTACCTAAAATTATTGACCCCGCAATCCTTTCTCAGGACTTTGACGGAGATCAGATTTACACCCTGTTAAACGGCTATCTGTTGGGTTCATGGAATGACGTTCCACCGGCTACGACGTGGGCGACTTATAACCCTACGGAAACATGGGCTAACGCGGCTAACGTAGGTCTTGGTGAGATAGATCAACCCGGCGCCTACGAACTTATTTCTAGGTCGTCTAGCGATACAGACCTTTACTCGATATGTACTGCCATCGCTAACTCAGCCTTTGGCGTCTTATACGAGGACGCTCAAGGCAGAATCGGGTATTCAGACGCTACTCATCGCCAAGACTACCTAGCCAATAACGGCTATACGACTCTAGATGCTAATCACGCTAACGGGCTTGGTCTATCGGTGACCACGCTTGCAGGAGATTTACGAAACTCTTATACGATCACTTACGACAACAATGGCAATCAGAGTTACACGGCGACCGACACAGAGAGCCAGCAACTTTATGGAGTTTATGCTGAGGCCTTTACTTCTCGTATTAAAAAAACAGTAGACGCAGAAGATTTTGCGGATAGATATATCGCCTTGCGAGCCTTCCCTTATGCCAAGTTTCAGAATATAACCTTTGTTCTTGGTAACCCTGAGATCGATGATTCCGATCGAGATGCGCTAATTAACATATTTCTAGGCCAGCCAGTCTGGATTCAAAATCTACCGCCTAATATCTCTAGTGGCTCATTCCAAGGCTATATTGAAGGCTGGACGTTTAGAGCAAGTCTTAATAATCTCACAGTAACATTTAACGCATCTCCTATAAACTTTAGCCAATTTGCGGTAAAATGGGAGCAAGTAGACGCGTTAGAAACATGGAACACCCTAAACCCTAGCCTAACTTGGCTTGATGCGATCGGAGCAGTAGCGTAATGGCAACAACAACCCCTAACTTTGGTTGGACGGTTCCAACCTCAACCGACCTAGTAAAGGATGGCGCTACCGCTATCGAGTTACTCGGTGATTCTATTGATGCGTCATTGGTTGATCTCAAAGGCGGCACTACTGGACAAGTCCTTTCCAAGGCCTCAGGTACAGACATGGACTTTTCATGGGTTGCAGTCGATCCTTTGCTGATCCTTGACGCTAAGGGCGATCTAATTACTGCAACCGCAGCCGATACACCGGCACGTCTGCCAGTAGGCGCTAACGGAACAGTTCTCACAGCGGACTCGGCCCAAGGTACTGGATTGAAATGGGCAACACCTAGTGGCGGCGGCAAAGTGTTGCAAGTGGTCACAACAAACAAAACTGACACATTTACTACTACAAGCACAAGTCTTGTGGACATCACAGGCTTATCGGTGACAATCACTCCAACCTCAGCAACAAGCACAATATTGGTTATGTGTAGTGTGCAATACTCGCTGGAGCATGGCAACGGACAGCAATATTTGCAACTACTAAGAGGATCCACCGCTATCGCACAGGGCGACGCCGCCTCAAGTAGAACACGTACGACAGCACAAGGCGCGCCAGTAGCAGGTTACGCCATGACGAATTACGCCTTAAGTTTTGTCGATAGCCCTGCAACTACTAGCGCGACAACTTACAAAATACAGACAAGAATCACGGGATCAACGGGGTGTATCAACCGAACATTTACCGATACTGATTCCTCAATTTATCCACGCGGTATTTCAACAATTACAGTTATGGAGATCGGAGCATGACAATCGATTACACAAAGATTTTAACCGTGAAATATCCTAATGAAGAGTGGACTCTTGACGGCGAAGATTACGCTGGCTTAACTTGGTTATCAGATTCACCGAAGCCAACCAAAGCAACTTTAGATAAACTCTGGGATTCGACTTTAGCCGATATCGTCGCAGAACAAGAAGCGAAGGTAGCCGCAAAGGCTGAACTACTTAAGCGTCTAGGCATTACAGAAGATGAAGCGAAACTACTTCTCGGATGAAGCCAGTACTATGCAAGGCCGGGCAACAACTTCGAGAGCAGTTCGACGATTGCTACAATGATCGCGATAGGCGTTCCGATGGTTGGATCGGCGATCTCCGTCATTCAGCGCGTCCTAGTGACCATAACCCTGATCCAAAGACTGGGGTGGTTAGAGCGATCGATGTCGATCGAGATGTATATAAGTCAGGTAAGCCCGACCTCATGCCCGATATTGCAGATCAACTTCGACTCGCAGCCAAGGCTGGAGAAAAGCGTATTGCCTACATTATCTTCGCCGGTCGAATTGCATCGCCTCGCATGGGGTGGCGCTGGCGTAAGTATTCTGGAAGCAATCCGCATAACGCTCATTGCCATATCTCTTTCACTACAAAGGGCGACGCGGATAATTCGTTCTTTAATATACCGCTACTAGGAGGCAAGTAAATGGAAGCAATTATCTACGCAACGCTAGGACTGATTGCCATTCCAGTAATCCGCGCAGCGATTAAGTCATACCGAGCAAAGAAAGCCGTAGGCGATATTGTCGCAGATGCCTTAGAAGCAGCAGTCGATACAGTCGAGAAGAAGAAATGACGCAAGAAAACTTCTTTACCCTTTATTTTGCTAGTCTAGCCGTAATCGGTGGGCTTGCCGGGTATGTCATTACTCACTTGCTATCCGAAATTAAGCGACTTAACTCGCGTGTCGATGAGATTTATAACATCCTCTTAGAGCGATAATTTTTGACATGGCAAAGAAGAAAGTAATCGATCTCGATACCTATTCACGGCTTGACGCATGGGCGATTGGTCTGCACGAAATGTACCGAGCGCTTAGACGCGCTGGGTTTGCAGTCGATATAGCCCTAAGCATCATCCAAGATAAGGACGCTTACCCAGACTGGATTCTGCCATCGATTCCCGACCGAGTGGATCGCCTACCTTACGAGGACGATGAAGACGAGGATTAAAGTATGAAACGAATAGTAATCGTGTCAGACCTTCAAGTGCCTTTCCAAGATCGAGTAGCCGTTAGAAACGTTGCAAGTTTTATCAGTAAGTTTAAGCCGCACGAAGTAGTCACAATAGGCGACGAAATAGACTTTAATACTATTAGCAAGTTCAGCGAAGGGACGCCAGAGGCCTATGAACAGACTTTGGGAGATGATCGCGAAGAGGCTATTCAGGTACTTTACGATCTCCAAGTAACCCAGATGATCAGGTCTAATCACACAGACCGCCTTTACACTCAGATCATGAGAAAGATACCCTCATTCCTTTCATTGCCGGAACTTAGGTTCGAGAAGTTTATGCGGTTAGATGAGTTAGGCATTACCTTTCATAAGAAGCCCTACAATATTGCGCCTAACTGGATTGCAGTTCATGGCGACCATACCCCTATCAAGTCACAGGGGGGCTTATCAGCCCTAGAAGCGGCTCGTAGGCATGGTAAGAGCGTTATCTCAGGTCATACCCACAGAGCGGGGCGTTCGTCCTTCTCAGAGGCATCTGGAGGCCGTATAGGGCGTGTTCTGCATGGGGTCGAGGTAGGCAATCTTATGGACTTTAGCAAGGCCTCATACACAAAGGGATCGGCTAACTGGCAACAAGCATTCGCCATTATGTACGTGGATGGAAAGAACGTTCAAGTCGATCTGATTTATCTGGAGAAGGATGGGACTTTCGTCGTGGCTGGTAAACGCTACGGTCGAGCCAGATAATCGTTATCATTTCGTTATCAAAATACCCTTGACCTAGCCTAGCCATCTGAGAAGATTATCCCATGAACGAAGGACGTTCATAAAGGGAGCAAAATGACAACACATAAGATCTACACAGAGAAAGTTAATGGCGGAGTAATCGCAGAGTGCCGCGATGAGAACTGCGCTTGGGATGCAAAGCATTCATTTATGAAGTTCGATAAAGTAACAAGAACTTCATCTCCAGCGACTAATTCAGTATTTCCTAATCGTAAAATAGCCGTCGAAGCATTCGCATCATTTCACGCTAATTCATTGGTTGGTGCATAATGTTCGACACAGTTCTGCAAGACGTAATAGCGATTGTCGTTATGTGTGCGTTATGGTTCCACCTAGGCCGCTCAGTCGGTATCCGTGTTGGTTATCTCAAAGGCCGTAGAGCCGTTAGGGATTACTACGAATCCAAAGAAAAGGTGAGAGTGTGAACGCAGGTGAGTTCCTTACAGAAGCAAGAGCAATCATTCAAGATCGCGGTATGGACTATGGCCACCCGTCGGACAATATGTCCAGAACGGCACGACTCTGGAGTGCATTCCTCGAAATGCCAGTCACAGATTATCAAGTCGCGACATGTCTTGCATTGGTCAAAGTCGCTCGATCGATGGAAACTGGTAAAGTCGATAATTATATCGACGGAGCCGCATACATGGCAATAGCCGGGCAATTACACACAGAGGAGAACGAGTTATATGTCTAGATTCAGTTTTATGACGTTGGACAGAATGTGGGGATTTGGTTTTGATATTTCTAGAAATGATTATTGGGAGTATAAATGGTGGGAATTTGAGTTGCATTTACAATTTCATAAATATTTAATGACAGTTAGGATAAATCGCCATGTCCTTTAATCTTGAAGATTATGAAACAGTTGAAGAGCGTCTAATTAAATTCTGGAAGGATCATCCCGATGGACAGATACATACTCAATTACTTGATCAGACCTCTGGTCGTTTTATCGTTATGGCTAGTATCTTTAGAACTGAGGCTGATTCTCGGCCTTGGACTACTGGGCTCGCTGAAGAAACGGTACAAGGTCGCGGAGTTAATGCTACTTCCGCTCTCGAGAATTGCGAGACGAGTGCGATTGGCCGTGCTCTGGCTAATGCGGGCTATGCAACAAAGGGCAAGAGAGCGTCGCGTGAAGAGATGAGCAAGGTCAATAAGTCTAATGAAGTAAAGGCTACGATTGATGAAGTAAAGGCTAAGATGGCTAGTACTTCTGGCGAATACATTCCAGTAGTGAAGGAGGACGATCCATGGACTACCAAGCCAGCGACTATGCCGCCCACAATGGGGGAAGCGGTTGCGACGGTCAAAGAGATTATTGGAGGCCAGACCGAGAAGGATATTCCACGTTGTCCTCATGGCGACATGATCTGGAAGACTGGTCAAAGCGGAACGGGTAAGCAATGGGGACACTTTAAATGCTCAGGAGCGGTAACAGGAGAACTTACTAGATGCCCTAAGGGTGAGGATGTTATCTGGTATGAGATCAACAAAGAGGGCGCATGGCAACGCCAGAAGGTGAGAGCATAATGGGATCACTACAATTTATGAACCAAGACGGCGAATGGGAGTCATTTCCAACAGAAGATGAGATACATCGATCTAAAGAGGTTATCGCTATCTTAGAAGAATTTACGTTTACGACTAGATGTTGCTTATGTAATGAGGCTATTCCTTACTTAGACATTAAGGTTAATCTCAAAAATAAGTCTTGGTCATGTTCTAAGTGTCATGCGGTCAATGGCCTCACAAAGCCGTAAATACCGAGGATTCTCGACTGAACGTGTAGTCGCCGAGTACCTATCGACTTGGTGGGCTCATGCGGATATTGGTCGAGGGGCTGGAAAAGATATAACCCATGTTCCTTTCGACATGGAGGTTAAAGCCAGATCGGCGTTCCAGCCAAAGGCGTGGATCGATCAGGTCACAAAACGGGCAGGTAAAACTGGTGATCTGCCTATTGTTACGTGTCGCTTAAATGGTCAAGGGGAGAAGAGTCCACAGGACTACCTAGCATTTATGAGACTTGGTGATCTGGTCGATCTATTGCTTAAAGCCGGTTACGGTGATTTTAAGGGTGATCGGGATACATTAGAGCCTATGCGTTGCAAGATGTGCGGCGCTTGGGCGTTTACGCCTACATGTAGGACTTGCGAGGTTGATCCAGATGCCGACTTATGAGTTCGAGTGTGATGAAGAGTCATGTTCAAGTAATGCCCGGATCGAAGAATGGCTCTCAATTAATGAACCCCACGACTTAGAGTGCCCGTTTTGTCATAGCCCAATGCATAAAGTTTACTCATCAGTAGGAGTCAGTTTTAAGGGATCAGGGTTTTACAGTACGGACAATCGATGAAACGACTCGCCGTGCTGAACAGGACTTTTATAAATGTGCTTCCATACTCTGGTACTCTCAGGGCTAGAGCCCCTAAAGGGCTCACACCGAGCCGCTTGCGGATCGCTCGGGGGGTAGCCATCGTTATTGGGATATCTCTATCTATAGTGAGACCTATAGAAGTACAGGCGAATGACCTAGTCATTAAAGAGATTAAAGCATTAGCCAAAACAACACTTACTCATAAACAGTACTTATGTCATAATGAGATCGTATATAGAGAGTCACGATGGAATTACAGGGCAGTAGGTAATATAGGCGGCACTAAGCAAGCGTATGGCCTATATCAAATGAAGTTAAAGAGCCTACATACATCAAGCCATAAGAGGCAGTACTGGAAGTATTGGTACTATGTCGTACATAGATACGGGGTAGTAGATAGTAAGACTCAAGATGCTAACTACTGCAAGGCACTACATCATCTCAAAACCAAGGGCTGGCAATGAGTAGTCTTAAGCGTGGAGGTGGCACTACTAAGTGGAGACGTATCAGACAGACCATCATCGATAGAGATCAATGTTGCCAGATGTGTGGAACAGAAGAGCGACTTACAGTTGATCACATCGTACCTAGGGTTCTAGGAGGCGACGATAATCCTAATAATCTTCAAGTCTTATGCAGTACATGCAATTCATCTAAGGGGGGTAGGTTTTTTGAGAGCGCTAAGACAC